CAACTTGGTAATCACGGGGAGCATACTTACAAATAGAATTCATATAATCTTTAACACCTTCCTTTGAGATGTTTTCATTCACCTCAAAAGGAAGACCATAATACTTATTGTCACGAAACTCATAAGTATAATCGTGCTGCTCACAGAATCTTATGAGTTTGTCTAATAAACCAATATATATTTCTTTCGTGTTTACATTAAACAAGTAAATATGCCCATTCCAATACTTATTTCGGTAAGCAGGGGCAAACTTAGCATTTGGGACTTCAAATTGAAATGCGTCTCTTAATTCATAATAGACGTGTGGCTCTGCTTCAACTTGAAGATATACCTCATTCTTTTTTGAAATAATCAAATGTGACATTCATAACATATCAGTTATGAATATTTATTTCTATTAATTAAACCCGGATTGGAATCGGTTCCAATCTATTGCGTTCTTGATGGAGTAATTGCGATTAGAAATCATCTTGATCACTTCCTCAAGAAACTTAAGCATAATGTCATAATAACGAATCTTCAGATCAATTTTATTCAACCTCTCATCGGCGTCTAGGTGCCTCTGTAACGCCTCTTTGTCTCTAACCTTATATGGAAATGGGTTTTCAATATAAACCTCTGCTGGTGCCTTTCCAGTGTAGTAGTTGTATCTTTCCAGTCTTACCTTACTATAAGTCTCTCTTGCCTTCTCTCTGAGTAAGGTGATTGTATTGTAGATTGTATAATACTTTGCGTGAAGTTGTGGAATTTTTAAAGATTCGCCATGCAAATTATCGGGGTCAATGACAGAATCTCTCTGCCACATTTCTTGTATTTCGTCAAGTGTCACTATAATCCTGTAGTAATATCATAGATAGTATACTTGAAGGTTACATCTGCTGTAAAGTACTGAATATCTGTCTGAGTAGAATCGAAATTTAGTGAAGTTAAAGAAACTGGAAATAAATCTTTGAATTTTACAATAGCATTTGTATTATAGTTGCTATCCAAAATATAAAGACTTCCATCACTGAATGCTCTTTTAGGATCTAATGGTTGAGTTAAATCATCTTGATTGGTGAGCAAGTCTCTATAATCTTGTGCGCTTTCTGGAAATCCAAGACCAGTTAACCAATTATGAATTGCCATATAGTTAACAAGATCTTCATCAACTAAGAATCTTAAATTTAAATCTTCATAAGTAAGTATATCTCCGGGTATATCAAGATTTTTCAAATATGTATTTTGTGTTTCAGTTTGTAGTGTTATTTCTGGAATTTTACTACCAGTGCAAAAGAAAGAAACTTTTGGTTCTTTTGCTAAAGTAAACTTAAACCCAACGGGGGATAAAAAATTTCGATTTGAAATTTGATTTGCAAATATATTTGTCATTATTATTTTTTAGGTGATACTTTTTTTGATGCTGTGGGAATTGTTGGTTCAGTTCTAACATAAATTTTTCTCTTCCCCCACTCGGTCGATGTTTTTACTGGTGCCAGATCTTGTGCAGTTCTTAGACTTAAATCCATTCCAGTTGTTTTATTATAATCACCTGATGGACCAAAATTACCAGTGTCTTGAACTGAAGTTTTAACAACTCTCGTGTCATTTCCCATTGGTTTTGTAGTTAAATTTAAGTTAGTTCCAAAAGGAATAGATGGTTCTGTGCTTTTTTTAGACTTATAAGGAATTGCAACTAATCTTTGGTTATCATTAAATTTATGACCACTAGCAGTTAAAGATCCTGGAATGTCTACTTTACTATATGAACTTGCGTTAACTGGTTTCCATCCATATCTTTTTTGTTCTAGATCTGTGTGTGGTCTTTGAGTAAACCGACCAGTTTTTTTATTCAGAACACCTGGATGGTAGTTTTTATATGCAAGAACTTGTTGAGATTGGGGTTTTGGTTTATTTTGTGGTTTTACCAATTTCGCCAACGGATTCCAAAATTCTTGAATATTTGCATCGACGCAAAATTGTTTAAAGGACTTCATAAGTCTTTTATTTTTATTTATTCTTAAAGAACATATATGTTATAATATACTTTACCATCTTATGTTGAAATGTTTAATGAGTCTCATTCAATATCTACAGGAAAATTGGGATAAATCAAGTTTTATAAAGATCTCATTGAATGAAAAAATTCGTAATGAGATTGAAACAGAAACATCTTTCTTAAATTTTTATTATAAATCAATTCCACTTCGCACTAGAGCATATGTAATTGTAAATTCAATCACTGAAGATACTTTACCAAAATGTAAATGTGGTTGTGGAAAAGTTTGTGCCATTAATCTGACATATGCAGTTCAAGGTTTTCGTAATTATGCAGATTCATTCTGTTCCCGTAAAAGTAAGACAATTTCATCCAAAGCAAAAAGTAAATTAGAATCTTTTGAGTGGATATATGCGCAGAGAGTAAGTCAAAAAAAGTCCATTGAACAAATTGCCAAAGAACTCAATATTTCTACAATACCTGTGGTAAAGTATCTCAAAAAACATCAAATTGATAATTTAGTCGATTCAAGAAGAAGAAATAGTTATAGCACCTCAATTTTAAGTGATAAAGAAAAACTTCAAAGTCTTTATGAAACTGGACTTACCTGCGAACAAATTGCAAATCAGTTGGGAACTACAAAATCTACAATTTCACGCTGGTTGAATGTCTATCAAATTCATGTAAGAGAACCAAATTCTTATGAAAGAAAAATTAAAAAAATAAGTAAGGAAGAAAACACTTTATATGAGTATGTTAAAAGTATATATTCCGAAGAAATTATTCAGTCCAATCGTTCAATTCTAAAGGGAAAAGAACTTGATATATATTTGCCAAAACATCAACTTGCAATTGAATATAATGGACTATATTCACATCACTACCGACCAACAGAAATTAAAGAGTCATTGATTAAAGGAAAATCTTATCATTTACAAAAAACTCTTAAATGTGAAGAACAAGGAATTCAACTTCTACAATTTTATAGTGATGAGTGGTTATTAAAACAAGATATTGTTAAGTCAATCATTTCAAGTAAACTAAATTTAAATCAAAAAGTATATGCCAGAAAATGTGAAAAAGTAATTATAGACACTTATGAAAAAAATTGTTTTTTAAATCGATATCACATTCAAGGTGAAGATAAAAGTAGAATAAAAATAGGATTAAAGTATGAAAATGAACTTGTCTGTATAATGACTTTTTGCAAATCAAGATTTAATCAGAATTATAAATGGGAACTTTCAAGATTTGCAAACAAGCAAGGAGTAAATGTAATTGGTGGATTCAGCAAATTGTTAAAATGGTTCAGAGAGGAAAATGATGGAAATATTGTTTCTTATGCAGATCGAAGATATTCAAACGGAAATGTATATCTTAAAAATGGATTTGAAGTTGTAAGAATTAACTCACCTTCTTATTATTATGTCAATCAAAATTATTCAAAAAGATTAAATCGGATGAAGTTTCAAAAAAAACTTATTGGTGCTTATGACTGTACCGAATATGAAAAAGCAAGAGAACTTGGGTATCATAAAATATTTGATTGTGGGACGATTTGTTTTGGGTTAGCATAAAAAAAGACCCCCTTTCGGGGGTCTTGAAGCAATATAGAAAGTGCTCACATAAGGTTTGCAACTTTAACTCTTCTGTAGTAAACATTAGAGTTGGTTTCGATATTGTCTGGAGCAGTTGGGAGAGTACCACCTTTAGCAAATGGATTTGCAACAATTCCATAGCGAGTCTTAAATCCAATTTTTGGTTGGAAAGTGTGCTCACCAACAGCACGTACCATCTGGAGAGGTACATATGGGCAGTAGAAGAGACCAGCATCATAAGGAGATGCACCCTTATAACCGACAACGTAGAACTGGTTAGCAGCAACGTTTGCAGAATATGGGTCGATGTAGACTCTGTACTTACCTTGGAGAACACCAGCAAAGGTGTTACCAGTGTCATCAACGTTAAGGTTGGCGTTGAGTGCAGGGGTGTAATCAAGAACACCTGCCATGGTGAGTGCCGAAGCAACGTCAGCAGAGCAGAGGATCATGTTACCCTTCCCTCTACGAGTTTGCTGTGCAATTGCGTTAGCATCACGCTCGATTTGGAAGATAAGACCCTTGAACTTCTCAACTGACCAACGACCGTTGCTATCAACGTCGAGGTCAAAAGTACCAGCGGTAGCGGTGTTAACCTGAGCGCCAGGAACAGCAACCTTATAAATGGTACGAATGATTTCTCTGTTGATTTCAGCAAGAATCTCAGTGCTGAGGATGTTAGCAAGCTCAGCCTCTGCATTCAGACCATGAATTGCCTTCAGGTCTTGTGCGAGTTCGAGCGAGTATTCTGCCTTCAGAGCGCGTGACTTAGCAGTAACGGTGAGTTTCTCGATTGAGAAAGCCATCTCGTTAAAGTAGTTGGTATTGCCGTCGCCAAGTGCTTCAGCATTACCAGTGGTCATACCTTCGCCAGTGTTGTACTTGTTAGCACCAGTTCCAGCGTTGATAGATTGATCGGTTGGACTGAGAATTGAAGGATTAGTACCACCCTGAGCAGTAGTACCCAGACCAACTGCGCCGTCAATGAAACCTGCGGTGAGGTTACGGCTGTTATTCTGACCAGAGAATGCGGAATCTACTTCATTGTAGAATGTCTCAGCACCACTCTGATTCTGATAACGTGAACGCATTGCGAAGATGAGTCCTGTAGGGCCGTTCATTGGTTGAACGCCACAGAGATCATAAGCGATCAGGTTAGGCATTGAACGTCTGATCAGTGAGATCAGAACGGGATCAAAACCAGCAACAGGAGAACCTGTTGAACCAGCTGCACTACCACTAAATCCACCGGTACCGGCAGAGTTGGTTGGGGAAGCTTCGCTAAGGAAAGAACGCTCTTCACGGAGTTCTCTCTCTTGGTTTTCTAGCAGGATAGCAGTTACCGATCTACGATGTGAATCTTTGATTTGATCCATTCCTTGATAATCAAGGATCGGTGCCCACTTCTCCTGCAGATATTCGGTGTTGTACATCTGCATTTGATTTTTACCTCTTTAAAAAGTTTTGTTTGATTTATAATCTAAAAATCACTTGTTAGCGACTCTACTGAGAGTCTGAAGATATGCTTCCATGATTGGGGAAACTGAAGATTGTTCAGATCCTTCATAAGAAACTTCCTCTGATAAATTCTCAGTTACATCTCTTTGAGTACCAGCGTTTGATGGGAAATATGATTCCCTCAGAGTTACTAGTTTCTCACGATAGTTTTCTTCACTATCAAACTCAACATTTTCTGCAAGAGAAGCGAGTTTGTCTTTCTGAGAAAGTGCGAGACCCTCAGCGACATCTGCAAAAATTACATCAGCAACTGACTCTGCTAATCTTCTATTAAGAGCAATATTTCTTTCGATTTGCTCGTTGAGTTTTTCTTCCATTTCATCAAGTTTATCTACCATACTCTCGATTACATCATATCTATCTTCAGGAATTGAAACATAATGATCTTCAAAAAGACTCTTCATTCCGGCGAGGAATGATTCGGTCATTTCAGTCTTAAGACCGTGCTCAATGGCAAGTGCATTCTCTTGAATCCACTCATCAGCAACATACTCAAGATAAGTATCTAAACGCTCAGTTAATTCTTCTTTGATAAACTGAACTTCTTCAATAAGAGCATTTTCATAAGTTTCTTGAAGTTCTTCTTTGATTTCAGAAACTTTAGAACGAATTGCTGCTTCAAAAATAGTGCGTGCTTTCTCTTGGAATTCCTCAGAAAGTTCTTCACCTTCAAGAAGAGCATTGACATCTTCTTCAATGTTAAATTCTTCTTCAACTTCTTCTTCGTCTTCTTCGTCTTCTTCTACTTCTTCTTCATCTTCGTCAAGTTCTTCTTCATCGATAAGATCTTCTTCCTCATCAACTTCTTCCTTTGCCAACGTTGGCATAGGTTCTGCAGCTGCTGCTTTAGCGTTAACTACATTCTTTACCTGAGTAAGAGTTGCTCCAGGAGTTTTAAGTGTTGCGGAATCATCGTCTGGACGATAATTTTCTGGGGTAGGTCCACCTAAATCCTCCCAACTACCAGTTTGCCCAGGAATCATAACTCCAGAAGCATTCTGTGCAATTGTGCTCATTGGTTCGGCAGGTGCAGCCCCTTTGGTTACTACGTTTTCCATTTCTTGTAAATTTCTACCAACGGACATTTTGATTGATTGTGTTATAATCTATATTTATTTATAAATTAAAGATTTGAAAAGAATTTAAATTTATATCTTTTTTTAAAAGTCTGCTTAGAAACATTAAAATATTCATAAGCATCTTTCATACACCCAAATTTTATACCATTACAAATAATAGATATAGTATTGTTTCATTTACATCATACTTAAAAACTTTTGAAAATGCTGAAGTTTTCTTTCTTCAGTCAATTTCTTTTTTTTCACATCGTTTTCAATGATATTTTTAATTGAATCCGCTATCCAAACTTTTTTATTTGAATCGTATATCCATTCTTTACCTTCCATAATTCCCTGAACGAATGCATCAGGTGCAGAAGGATCTGCAACGATATCAGCAGCGGTTGCTAGCATGAAATCTTCACCAACAATTTTATGTCCTTCATTAGTTATTTTTAACGATCCAACACCACGAGAAGAAACTCCAAGACAAACACCTTCTTTAATTAAAGAAGATGCAATTTTACCCATGGGAGTTTCAAGAATTTGTGCTTTACCGATAAAGTTATTACCATCTCTATAAAGTTCACAAATTTTATGCGAAACTCTATCAAGATTTACTGTTGGACCATCTGGATGTCCAAGTTCTCCAAGAGCACGACCTTTTTGTACAAAATTTTCATTATATCTATTCACCTCTCTTTCCATAATTGAAAGAGGATACATTCTACCGTTTCGATTAATTTGTTCTGCCTGTAAGAAAATGCCTTTAATGTAGCATTTTTGGGAAGAACCTTTTCCTTCGGTAATAAATTCTACTTTTTGTACTTCTTCGGTGATGAGTTTCATTTTATTCGGAAACTAATTGGACTATTTCTGTAATACTTAAATTTGTTGCATTAGCGTCAGCAAGAGCTGCAACCTTAACACTTCTTGACACTATTGCTTCTGTGACTGTAATAACTCCAACAACAGATGATGTATCTGCTGATATTGTTAGGGTAGATTCTGTTAAATCTGTGACTAACTGATGGACAGTATTTATCCCAGACGGTTGTGCATTTTCAATGGTTACATAATCTCCAATAACAAAAGGATTACCTGCATTATTTGGAAATGTAATAACTGTAGACGATCCAGTTGTAATTCCTGCAACCTTTTGCCTAGCAATTCTTTCCTTTAATACTTCATTCCCATATGGTGAAACATAAAATGAATTAGTAGTAACAGTAGGATTTCCGCCCGTTTCAACATAAACTGCAGTTAATCCGGCAGCAACACGTATATAACCACTTTTCAAAGCAATTGGATTGCTAGTTGCAGCAACAGAAACTGTTGGAGAAATTCTATTTACATTTTGAACTATTTTTATTGCCATTATTCAGCATCTCCTGTTTGATCGCTATTATCAAACATCATTGTTGCAACTTCTGGTCGAATAGATTCTATTTTTTCTGCAGATTTAGCATAGAGTAATTGTTTGACCACATCAGAAATATCAGATGGTGATCCATCAGTTGCAATCAAGTCGATAAGTTCTTCCATAAAAATTGTTTATTATTATATGGTTATTTATATTTTTCCACCTTTGGGTTCTGGTATTTCTACTGCTGTATCATTTATAGTAGGTTCTATTGGAACTTCACCACCTGCTCCTTGTTCAATCGCTTGACCTGCAGTTTCTCCATCACCAGGTAACGGATTACCCATCTCGTCAACAGGGGCATTTGGATCCGGTAAAATACCTTTAGCAATTTCATCTTCAATTTGAAGATCTATTTCAATAATCTCCGAGTCAGTTTGACGAAGAATTTTTTTACGAACATATTCTGTCGAATAATACTTTCCAATATAAGGTTCAATTGTAGTTGCAAGTGTCAATCTGTTGGTTAATAATTCTGCTTCTTTTAATTCTGAAAAATGATTGTCATATAAAAAGTCGTATTGAATATGATCACTCATTTTTTCCCAATCTTCTGGGGAAACTATATTTTTTAATAGTAATTGTGTGCGAAGAATATCATTAAAAAGATTAGCAAATCTCTTTCTCAAACGACCAACAAACTTTGAGAACATCAGTTCATCTCTTAAAATTTCAGATGATCTGCCAAGATTAAATCCATCACCACCACCAGCAATCCTTGTTTCTGGAACTCCAAGTGCTCTATAAAGTTTTTTCTGGAAGTATTCAATATCCGAAAGTTCACCAAGATTTTGACCACCGGGAAGAGTGGTAATTTCAGTTCCTCTACCACCTTCTCTTCTTGGAAGCCAAAAGTCTTCAAGCATACTCATGAACTTACGATCATCACGAACTTCACCAGTATTTGCATCATAAACAAGTTTATTACGATAACGAGACATAACCTCTTTCAAGTATTGCTCTGCTTTTACTTTAGGTAGATTGCCAACATCAATGTAAAAAATACGACGCTCTGGTGCTCTAGATAGTCTATAGATAACTAGAGAGTCCTCAATCATTCTTAACTGATTAAGTGCTTTAATTGCCTTGTGTAGATAAGAAAGAATTGTTCCCTTATTTCTATCAACTAATCCTGAAGTGCAATATGTAATTGAATCTTTTGCAATCTTAACTCCTCTTTTAGATCCACCACTAATTGTTCCTGTAGGAAAATTTGGAGTAGGAGTATAAATGAAGTATTCTTCAATTTCTGGAAAATTATATTCTTGCTCTTGTCCGAAAGATCTTGATAGCAAATTTAAATTTCTTGTTCCATTAACATCATTGCCCGTCTTTTTCTCTTGACGAACATGTTTTACTTTCATTGGATCAATATATCTTAATTCCTGGATACCTGCATCAGGATTTTTTTGATCAATTACTTTAAGATAAAATAAACGTCCATCTATATACCAGTTTCTGAAAATTTCATGAGACTTTTTATCAAAGTCCATGATTTCTTTAATATATTTAAATTCTGCTCTTATAACTTCTTTTAAACGATCACTTGCATTTAAGTTAGATAATTCAATTTCTACAGGAGAATCATAAAGGTCGCTGACAATCGCTTCATTTACAACACTTTCAATAGCATTATCACACTCAGGATGAAGTGCCATTTCACGATAACGGCGAATTAAATCATACTCAGTTCTATAAACACCCTCAATATCTACATATTGACCATAAAATCCAGACTGAATAAAATAGTCAACCCCGTCCTCATTACTAGGAGGAACGGGGGAAACTACAGATTTGGGTTTGTTGTCACTACTCTCAATCGAAAAACCAAAAAGTTTCGCCATCTTATAATTTTTATTAAACTACTTGTATGAGTTATTTAGTTAATATCTTCTCCACCAGCTGATGGAGAATTACCTTTCATTGCTTCCCACCAGAGAATTTGGAACTCTACAGGGAATTCTTGAATGGTTGATGTGCCGTAATCGAGCGTAATTGCTCCGATAGAAGTTGGAAAAATATCATAAAAATGATATGCTCTGAGAGTTGATCCATCACGATCAAGTTGATAAACAAAAGCATCTGCAGTATATGCTGTTGGATCTGTTTCTCCAGTATTATCGGAAACTCGATTAATTCTATTCATCCAATTCTCAAATGCTGAACGAATAGCAAAGTCAGTGTCATTAATTACCGTAACTGTCCAACTTTCAAATGTCCTGTCTCCTGCAACTTTTAGAGTTCTTCCTCTAAAAGGAACATCGATAGGAGCAACATTAGAAGCAGGAAGGTTTGCACCTTTGACTAAAAATCTTGCCTTATCAAGAACATTAGTATCTGCAGGAGCAATATCTGGGAATGAAAGAACAACTTCAAAAAGATTACTTCTAGCACCACCACCTGTTAACTTACTCTTAAAGTCAGTAATCTTTCTTAGTGGAGGTGGATTTAATTGTTGTCTAGTTGCCATGGTAGTTTAAACCTCTAAATTAAAAGTTTCCGATTACTTCTTCAAAGTCAACACCAGTCTTGGTGGCAATAAAGTTAAGACCAATGAAGTTAATTGATCTTGCAGGTTTGATGTAAATATCAGCAACAAATTCATTGTTGTCGATTACGGCAGCAGTGTTATTTGTTTCATCACAGATAACAACATAATCAAAGATTCCTCTCTTTGCTTGAACATCACGTAAGAATGGTTCAATAGTATTTACAAAGTTAGTTCTTGTAATTTCATCATTGAATTCAAAGAGAGCATCTTTCGCTGCTTGAGAAATTGCATCCTCAAGATAGATAAACAGACGACGGACATTGATTCTGTCGAATGCGGAAGACTTGGCAAATCCAGTCTTATCGCCAAATAGAATTATTCCAGCACCAGGTGAGAAGATTACTGGGTTAATTCTATTTGAGTAGAGAACATCTCTTTGAGTCTTAGATGGGTTATATGCAAGCTTAACAGCATTTAAGATGGCACCTCTTGATGTACCTGCGGGAGAATACCAAGCAAAGTTGTTGATATCGTTACGGGCACAAAGACCTGCAATGTCTCCATTTAGAGGTACATATCTAAATGTATTTGAGAATCTGTCATACATGTACTTGTAACCACTATCAAATATCGCATAGGATGATGATGTAACAGAAGCATAAAACTCAATTACATTGTCAGTAATATCTGCAGCAGATCTTACTGTTACTGCATTTTGGTCTGATGTGTCAGATAGTGCAGCGCCTCTATAATGTGAAATAAAGGCAATTGCATCTTTTCTCAACTCAGCAACTGAAATGAGTTTATTTGCAAGTGCTTGTGCAGTGTTGATATCATAAGCAGCAGATCCCATCAGGAGGAAGTCTACCTTGAAGTTTTCTGTATTTTCAAATAAATCATATCCGCCAGAAAGTTCTGCCAGAGATGCAGTTAATGATCCTGCAGCGGTTGTTCCTGCCTGACCATTGTAATCTAAACCACCAGTAAGAGTGTTTGTTGAAGAACCTGCAGCAGCAAAAGTAATTCCATCTGCTTCTTGATTCCAAGCAACATCAGACTCTAAGTTAAAACCTGAACTATATCCAGTAGTTACAATCCCTGTTGGAGAATTGAGACCAAAGATATACTCAGAGTTATTAGCAAGATACTTTCTCCAGTATGAAGGATTTCCTACTGAGAATTCGGCATCAGTTGCCTTAGACAGTGAGAGGTGCTTCTCAAGAATTGTTCCAGCATTTCCAGTTACTGTGCCGAGAGCATCAATAACTACAACATGAACTTCGTCAAATCTTGAATTTCTTGGTGCAGCGAATGCAGAAGTGCCAGGTCTTGGAGCAATGTTATTCCAAGAAATTGATGAGGTGCTAGTTAAACCTAGTGTTTGTTGGTCAAACCAATCAAGTCTTGAAGTATAAGAAGTAGACCCAAGTGCTGTTACACCACCAGTTGTATGAATAGCAACACTTCCTGTGGAGGAGAATGCATAAATACCAGAAGGTTGATAGTCAACTTCTGTCTCAGTTCCGCTTGCCGAAATATAAGAAAGTACCTTTACAGATACATCGGTGCCAGAGACTTCAGTAATAATACCCTTTAAGTATCCATCAAGTACTGAAGTTGTACCAGCACCAGGATTTACTCTACCTACCACAGATTGGGTAACACCATATCCAACCTGAATGCTTGTAATACCTGATGCAACTGAAGTGTTAATGCCAACCAAAATTTGGTCTGCTTTAGAATCAATAATACCAACTTTAAGACCATTAGACCAAGAACCCGGGTTTCTTGCTGCAACTACAACACCAGCAAGAGTATTTTCATCATACCCTAGAGCATTGTAGTGATCTACACTATCAATTTTAACACTAGAAGCAGTTCCAACAAAACCATTTCTTAGATCATTATCATTTGCTCTTACAACTCTTAAAGCACCACCATATGCTAGATATGAAGAGGCAGATAACCAATACTCATATTGCTTATCTGTAGAGTATGGTCCTCCAAAATTGGTAAGTAAATCATTTTCATTTTCCACTAATGTTGGGGAATCAATAGGTCCCTTAGCAAAAGGTGCAACTATTGCTCCAATTTTGTCTGATGAAGGAGTAACTCTTCCAATTGTTAAATCAATTTCTCTTACTACAATTCCAGGAGATGCTAAATTTAGTGGCATCTTTATTCTCCGTATCCAGAATTATTCTAAAAATATTTATTAAAAAGTATATTTTAGATTGAGAAACAATGCATGAACACTGACATTACCAATCAGGATAATGCCATTCAGTTAAATATATATTTTTTTTCCTATATTCTTGAACTCTTTTTATAGTGCATTCTTTACACTCATAAGAATAAGATGATGGTAAAGTATAATTTTTACGAGTACGATAAAAACCATCTAATAAGTTTTTTTTAATTCCACAAACCTTACATTTTCTATCGTCAAGAAATAAATGCTCTATTTCAAATTGATTTTCTAAGTCCACTATCTATAATCCCACATATAAGATCTATCACCATATTCATCAACATTCCATACCTCTAAAGCATTATTTTCGCTTTTTGATCCTGCAAATATCCATCTATCTCCGGTTTCCTCATCAACAGTGATGCTGAAATCATCTAGTCCATCTGCAATAAATCCAAATGGTGCCATATCTTGTTCTATTTGATTTTTTTGTTCTTCATAAATTCTTTTACGAACATCATTATCCGTCATCTCTTTGAAATAGTCCTGTGCGACCAACCAAGAGAAGATTACAAGGCACATTGCCAAATCATCATTACAACCCTCTTCTGCCTCAAAGGAGTTGTGTCTCTGAGCGAATGTGGTTAACTCAGATATGATATCATAATCTACCGTAAGTAATTTATCATCTTCCATTAAGGTTTTTAAGTTAGAACATCCCAACTTTTTAACGGCTGCAGTTGTTCTTACACCAAGTTGCGATTTCTTACCACTAAATCCAGATCCTACAATTTGTCCAGCACGACCTCTCATGGCACACATTAAGACATTATCATATTCCAAATCAAAGTGAAGAATATTTGCAACCTGATCTCCAATATCATTAACTTCAACTAATAACCAAGAATTATTATATCCTTTTGCCACTTCATGAATAACACTTGGAAATAGCATTGGTTTAATTTCATTATTTTTATATTTTGCTACAACTTTATAAGGAAAATTAGTAATATCAAAGACAATGAATGCTGAATAATCATTCCCAATTCCACGAGCAACGTCAACGGTCATCAAATAGTTGTGTTCCTCTTTTGGATTTTCATAAATGTCAAGACCTGCGTTCCTTTTTATTGGGTCTTCATAAACAAGATTTTTGAGTTTTGCTGGATTGATAAGAGTGTTTGTAGATCCCAAAAATTCGCAGTTATGTGATATTATATTATTTGAATAATATAAATTATCTTCTCCAACATCAAGTAAATCATAAAGATATACTTCTTTTTCTACAATTTCATTATAAACTACTTTTTTTCCCTGTAAAAAATCATCAACTTTAATCATTGATGCTTTAATTTGTTCTTCTCCAAAAGAATGGTTATCAGAACACTTTATTTCTGACCCATCATCAAATATTATCCAATGATAAAAAGGTTTATATACTTTTTGAATTCCAGAAAAAGATTTAAATCCACTTGGAGTCTTTACTGTAATATTTTTATTAAGTTTAAACATTTGACCAGCACTCTTTTAAAATAATTCTTTTTATTCCTTGTGGAGTTAAATTATAATCTTTGGCATATTCTTTGCAAAATGCCTGAATGTATGATAATTTTTTACCATTTTTCATAACAACCCCAACATTTTTTAAGTCTGGTTTTTCATTATATAGTTTTCTTATCTCTCTTATCTGCTCATCATTTATTTTTCTACTAAAAACTCTACCTTTTCTAGAGTTACTCATTTTTTCTATGGTTTCTTCAGAGAAGCAATTTTTAATTCCTTTGTTCCAAGGAACAGTGCCTTTTTTTACTCCTCCAATTCCCTTTCGTTCGTAATTATCAAATCCTTCTCCACCAGTAGACTTATTCCAACCATTCTTAAAAGTATCAAATTTTTCTATGTAAAAAATTTCTGCCTCTTTTGCTTTTTCCGGAATATCTATCTGTTCATTTATTTCAAAAGTATGTGGTGGTTTATTTCTTTTATGCTCCCTTTTTCTAGCATCTAAATTTTGCGTTTGTCCCACATATTTAATATTACCGTTCAAATCCTTAAGAAAGTAAATATAATACATTTTTTTAATTATTTATAATCCAAAAAACTCACAATCGTTGATATAAATCTTCCATAGAAATTTTTTGAGGAATACCATTCTCATCTAAAATTTCTATCATGGTATCTCCACTTAAGCACTCAAACTCAACTTTAAACTGTTGTTCTGAGGTGTTTGCAATCGTCTGCTCCTTCCAGGCGGCGTCTCTACCGGGCACTTCAGACCAATGAACATCTGTAGGTACATATTCGTTCTTGCCCCTTTCAGCGTCATGCCACATACGGTAGAAGTGGTTCATACCGCGTGGTGTAGATACGATAATTACTTTCGTGCTTTGTCCAGAAGAAATAGTAGGATAAACAGAGGCAAAGAAGTCATCAGCAATGTGATTCGGGATGAAAGCGAACTCGTCAAGAAAGATGACATTATAGGATCCGCCTCGGACAGCAGATGAAGAAGTAGAGTTAGATGAAATTTTGGATCCATTTTCTAATTCTAGAGATCCCTTATTCCAAGATATAATACCTTGTTGCATCCACTTAGGTAGATTCTCATAAGCAAGTTGTAGTCTTCCAAGAAGGTCTCTTGCTGTGGATGCTTTGTTTGCAAGAATAGCAATATTCACATTATCATTGAACACTGCATAATGAAGAAGATATGAGACAACAGTTGTAGAATTGTGTGAAACTATTTCATTACTGTAAAATATATTACCATTATCAACATCAAGAAGATCATACATATTAGAAATTCTTGATGTTTTTTTTAATTGTAATATTTTTTCTGCGCCATTTTTTGTTTGTATACAGTCATCAATGGAACAATCTTCACAATAAACTTCTTGCCATTTATCATTTAATAAGATGTGTTTATCTGCACATATAAGAGATTTTCCAGTTTCGGTTACAACCTCCCATTCTTCATATTCTATAGTTTTTCCTACCCCAGAAAAAGATTGCCATCCAGAAGGAGTTTCTACTTCCCATTCATCAGTTTTTATTTCTTCAATAAATTTAGACATTTAAAAACTCCAAGCATTTTTTAATAGCATACTCTTTATTATTTCTATATTCTTCTTCTTTAATATGAAGAACTTCAAATCCATTATTTTGTATAATTTCGTCTCTTTGCCAATCTCTCAATCTGTTTGAATTTCTAATTATATATCTTCCATGCCAATAAGTACCATCAAATTCTATAATTTTTTTACTCTTGATATTTATAAAATCTGGAAAAATAAATCTGTTACCCAAATTTAATCTATATTCATTATTTAATTCCGCCATTTACAATTTCTCCACAGTCAAGGCAAATCAGTATTACTTTCTTTCTTGATTTTTTCATAAAATTCTCCAATAGTCACTTCAATAATTTCTCCAGTAAGTTTATTCCTTAACCTTACCGTTGTATTTGTATTAAAACATTTACCCGTCTGACGGGGCATTTTACATATATTAAATCTATTTTCGTGGAAATTTTTGATTAATTTTTCTTGAAACGGATACATTTCAAAGGGAACTAGACCGTGATCGAGAGACACGATCTTAATATAATTTCTAGCAAAATATACTGGATCTTCTTTACACCTTAAGAACTCAATAATTTGTTCTTCTGTAAACTCAATAGGCGTATTTGCTTTTTTAAGCAAAGGATTACCCAAATACACATCATTGGACATAATAAAACTCCCTTTAATCCTCTACATAAATGAACGAAACATTAGCAGCAGTAATATTAGATGTAGATGAAATTACTGCGGTTAAGAAATTATTTGGTGGAATATGAATACCCATATCAATTAAATTAACATCAAGAGTGGAGTTATCTGCTACATGAAATGCAGCAATAGGTGGTATTGATTGTGCCCCTAATGCAAATAATCCCGTACTATCCTGAGTTGCAGTAAGTGATGTATTAAAATCACCCTGAGTTGTCCATCTCAAATAATTTGCAATTGTTGGATTATAATATAAACGAATAACCGCAGGATCACCAACAGTATTCACAGATGCAGTAAGTCTTGAAATAATAAGATCTCTGGTATTAATCTTACCTTGATAAACAAGTTTATTCTTAACTGAAAGAAGATGATATAGAGAACCAGGAGTATTCATTGAATCGTTTCTGGTTGCAGTTATTGAATATGGAAGTCTTGTTCTTTCAACAATACCTTCAATTGCACCTAAGAATGATGCTCCTCTACAAGTAACAACACCTACACCACCATTAATATTTGCTGCAACATATCCAATCTTCATTGATGGATTTGCTAGGTGTGGTAGTTCGTTTCTATTAGAATAATGCTCGTGATGGAAGAAAATCATATCCCCATTTAGAGGATTTTCAATCGCATATCTAATCTCACCAGAACCTAACCAACGGAAGTTGATTTGATATACATTCAGTTTAGATGGGTCTAGAGTAATACCAGAGTATCCAGTTCCATCAAGTTTATCTAAATTAAAATCTTCTTGGAAAGTCCAGTTTTCTGTTTGTACTACCCCTGCCTGTTCTATTTGGTTTGTAAAAGATGCTGCTGCTGTGCTGGTTAGATTAAAAGTTCCAAGTTGAGGACCAAGAGATGTTGCTAAAAATCTTAATCTTGATTGGTCATACTCAACCAACCACAAAGCATTGAAGAGTGCTTGTGCTCTTAGTCCTTGTGCGAGTTGAGAAAGATTTCCTGCAAGTGTTCCTGAATTTACTGTTACTGCAGTGAAAGATGTTCCATTGAGAGTGACTGTTACATTTCCATCATCAAGTGTAGTAAAGTCAAATCCTTGAATTCTTGCTTTACCACCATTCGCACGAAGAACACCAAACTTCCCATTGGTGTGTGCATATCCAATTTGAATTGCTTGTTCTTGATTGAATAGTCCTGCTCTTTGTGTAAATCCTACTGGGTTATTTGAAAAAGAACCAGTAAATCTTGCAACAACACCTTGTCCTGGACGGTATCTAATAAAGTTTGTGCTTCTGATTACACCATAAGAATTTGCAGATGATCCAGCACCTACTACGAATGTGGAATTACTATGAGTAGCAATTCCTGTTGCACTAAATGTAAATGTCTCAAACTCTCTTGGATCTAATCCATAGACAGCATCTGCCTGAATTTTTGGTGTAATGGGAATTGAAATATTCTCACCAAAGGCAGATTTAGAGCAAGCACTTTCATTTAGGATATTTCCATACTCATCAGCACGGAGATAAACCTCATGAAGTGTTCGTTCTTGATTTAGATAATCTTGTGTAGTCTTATTCCACTGAGCCATTAATCACTCCACGATAATCTTTCTGGTCTGTATCTTTGTGCGTTTTTAACTCTTGAAGTATTTTCCTGGGATGGATACACATTATGAACAATGGCACCAGGATATTCTCCCTGAAGTTGCTCTGTAAGTTCATTTTTGGAAGGCATAGAACCTTCTATCTCCATTCTATATATCTTACCTTCCCAAACCACATCTGCAAAATATGATTCTGTGGTAGGTTCTGATTGTGGTGAACCACCTACATTTAAAGTTCCATTAAAATTGCCATTAATGGTAATGCTTTCTGATAGAAATTGTTGAAAAGATTTCATTTTAGTTACAGTTCCAACGACGGAGTGCTTTGTTAATTCTTGAATCTGGATCTCGTGCAGTTTTTGCTGATGTAAGTTTAGACTTCATGCCTTTCATACGCCGGCAGAAGTTAGCGCGACGCTTTGCTCTTTTTCCAGTTGGTTTCTTTTCAGTTACAGCAGTTTGAAGTTTTGAACCTGGATTCTCGCGACGATAAGCATCTACTGCTGCTTGACTCAATCCATCAGTTTTATCTTTACGGTTGACTTTTTGCCAGTCCTCACTCAAATCCATTTCTGCTCGCCAGTTAGAAAATCCTTCTACTTTTACACAGCGATTATAGGTTTTACCAAATAATTTCTGAGTTCCTTGTTTCTTGTATCCTGTCCAACATTTCTTCGCTTCACTCATTTCTCCACTATCAACATAATCTGCTGCAGAATCTAAGTAATCTGCTGCTTTTGTGATTTTTGATTGAACCCAAGCTTCAATGTTTCCCTCACCTTTCATTTTTTTACGAAGTCTTTTTACTGCAGAGATAATCGTAGATAATTCGGAGCGAGCCATAGAATGTTCATGATCATAAGACTCTGGCATATTTCCAGGATGAGGAGTATTTGGTGTATATTTTTTACCTAAACTCATAGGTAATGAATACATATCCCAATATTTTACTCCATATTTACATTCATCCCGAGTTTCATTTTTTTCACATTTTGGACAGTATCTAATCATTTTTACCTCCTCTGATTTAGTACCCCAATTGTCAGCACCAACTCTACGACATTTAACCAGTGCTCCTGATGCATATGCACTTGGCCAAACAGAATATCTTGATTTTACTTTATGGTAGCAAGCATCTTTAGATCCGCTACCTTTTCCAGGTTTGTCTTTTCTTGCTTCGTTAAGTTCCATTGATTCTTTGATTCCTGGTTCTGCTTTTACGTAATTGGCATCTTTTTTACCTTTTGCGAATGTAGAAACCATTGTTGGTTTTGCCCCACCAGATTTTGCTTGTTGACTTTTATCTTTTTGTCTTTTTCTACGAACTGCTGACTTAATAAGCGAAAGTCCTTTTTTACCTTTCTTTTTTAGTGCCTTTAATCTTCCACTACTAAAACATTTAGGTGTCTTAGTTTCACCTGGTTCATTGGCACATGGAGAACCATCTGCTTGAACCCATCCAGGTTTTCCATCTTTAGACTTAGAACCCTTAAACCAATGATGAAGAGTCCCTTCAGAAACTGAAACATCCTTGAACTTTTTATGTTCTTTTTTTGCTTCTGCTTCCATTTTTTTCAAACGAGTATAATAATCTGGAATTTCATCTAAATGTTGAAGTGCAATTTCTCTAGCAAGTTCATGATTTTTTGTATGCTCATGTTCAATGGGTTCTCCCATTTTTAGTTGCCTTTCAATAAAAGAAACTTCTAAACGATGCTTCTTTGCTATTTGCTCAACTGTTTTAATTGGTTTAAGTTGCTCTTTCAATCTTTTTTTGCGACCTTGGCAATGCGCTTTCTGAGAAAATCCTTTTGGATTGTCGCAATCAATAGATTTTTTATATTTTTCCGACCAACCCATTAGAATGTTAAAACTACTCTTTATTATTTAGAAAACCTTGTTTGAGTAATTTAGATAATTCTGAGGTAGATCCAACAAACACTGCATTATTTGTTACATTATTGGTTGTTTTAACCGATTCTTCCTCAACATCTTTAAGTTTCTTTTGTAAATCTATAAGTTTATCTGTAACATCTCCAACACTTTTGATAAGTTGACCAGCAACTTCATATGCTCTAGGACTTCCACCTTCCCCAGCAAGTTCCATTATTCCGTTAATTGCTTCTTGTCCTTTTTCAATCAGAGAATATAAATTTGCCCTAGTATATTCATAGTCTTTTTGAATATCATCCGATTTGATTGGAGTTATATTCAATTCTTGTTTTACCTTTTCTACCTCAACAATATCACTAGCGATGTTGAGTGCAGAATCTAATCCTTCATAGTTATTAGTCATAACATATCAAATATCTTCTTGCTGTGTTGGACTATATTTTTTGGAATCATCGAAAGTATCCCAAACTTCAGTAAATCCAAAATTATCATCAGGATCTGCATCAATAGGATCTGGAGTAACAGTATATCTCATTTCCCTTTTTGCCGTTGCAGTATCTGTGGAATTATAATAATCAACTTGTACCTTACGAATGAGTCCGTCTGTAGAATCTGCAATTGGACCAAATAAATATGTTTTCGCAGTAAAATTGAGTGTATAAATCAAAGATCTTCTTGTTGTGAAATTTCCTTCGTAATCATCTTGGAATGAAATACTGTCTAATACAATTGGTATATCCTTTTTCTCTCCTATAGAACTAATCAAATCTACAGTTAAATTGAAAGATGGTTGAAAATAAGGCAATATCTGCTCAATAATTTGTAAAGCATCATCATTTAACTTACTAAGGATACTTAGTTGAAATCCAATATTATATGGAACTGGCATAAAAATTTTTTTCAAATTTGTTCCATCTGAAGCTTTAAATGTTTGAATAACTCCTGTTTTTCTGGTTGAATCATATTGAATTGATGTCATTTCAAAGGACATTCTGGGTAAAGTTATGGCAATTGCTTTATTTAATTTTTCTTGTTGCTCAATTTTTGCCAAAAACTTTTGCATTGGTCCATATGAAAGACCAACTTTCAAATCTGAAATTACATCATTTGAATTATTTTTGTGCTTAATATGAATATTATTAAAAAGAGTACCAAATGAAACTATTGTTTTTCTGATAATTTCGTGATAGTAATATGTACCTAACATTAATATACTCCAAATGGATTTTTTTCCGTGAAATCTAAAATTCTATCTGCCTCATCTTCTATTTCTTTATTATCAGAATATTTATCACTAGAAGTATCATCTTCATATGATTTTAATGTGTAAGTGGCAGATGAAGAGGATCCAACAATATTCTCACCTTCACTAAATTTGCCACTATTTATAGAAACTCTAAGAATCTTATCAATATCTTTACCAGGATTTGTCCAAGATCTAACTTCTGCAGTGGTTCCTGAAAGTGATCCAGTTACTGTTTCTGAAACAATATAAGTCCCAAATCCTACATTTGGTGGTGGAGAAACATTTATATTTGGTATAGAAGTATACCCAGATCCAGCATTTATCATCAAAACTTCCGATAATCTACCAGCACTAATTCTTGATATTGCTGTTGCGGTTGTTCCACCACCAACTGGAGGATCTATTGTAATTGTTGGTGGTATGTAATATCTATCACCTTTATCCACTATTCCAATATTTAGAATTGATCCTGTAGATATTATGCAAGTTGCTATTGCTCCAAAACCAGAACCACCAATAATAGATAGTGTTGGAGGTTCTGTATATCCATACCCAGTATTTGTAATTAAAATTTCTTTTACAGAATGAACACCACCAACAGAAGTTGTTATTGCAACTGCTGTTGCAGTTTTTGATAGTTCTGAAACACCAATAGCTCCTAATATTGGTGAGGTGTCTGGATTTCCTGTTGGAGGACTTATAATAACTGTAGGTGTTTCTGTGTATCCATATCCATCATTCAATAAAACTACTTTACTAACTCCAAAAAAAGGACTTATTGCAGCTTGACATCTAGCAGATCCTCCAAATGCAACTAATTTAAGATCTGTTATATATCCAATGTCCCCCATAACATCATCTATTTCAGAAATGCCAGTATTAATTTCTTCATCTTCATATTCGAATAATTCGCAGGATAATTCATAAACATAATTTTTTCCCAATTGGTAAAATGGTTTTTCCATTTCAACTCGTTTTATCTCAAACAATCTTTCTCCCAAAGGGAAAAAAATTAAATCACCTTCTTTTGGTCTACTTACAAATGCCAAGTCTTCACCTGGGTAATATACCCTAGATAATGACATTATTTCAGATAAGTAGGGTGATATAAATTCTTCAAATCTTTCTTTTGATATTACTAATGAAATTTCATTGTTTAATTTTATTCCAAATTTAGACATAATATC